ATGCCAAAACTAACCGACATGCAGATCCGCGCCTGGATAAAGGCTGGAGAGCGATTTGAAGGACGCTCAGACGGTAACGGGCTTTACCTCAGATACCGCGAGGCAGATAAAACCCCTACATGGCGATTTCGCTACAAGTTATCTGGGAAGCCCCGCGCCATGTTGATTGGCTCCTATGCAGAATTATCACTGGCAAAGGCCAGAGAGACGGCCAAAGAGCTATCAGCCCGCGTTGCGCTGGGGCATGACGTAGCAGGTGAAAAACAGGAGCGAAAAGCCGAGGCATTAGCAAAGATGGATGCCGAGAAAAACGCGCTGCGTGTTTCGGCACTGGCCGCTGAATACTTTGAACGTCAGATTCTGCCCAGATGGAAGCATCCCGATATATTGCGCCGCCGTATCGACAAAGACATAAATCCCTGCATTGGTCACATGAAGGTCGGGGACGTTAAACCACGCCATATTGATGACATGCTAAAGGGCATTGTCGATCGCGGAGCGCCAACCATAGCAACGGACGTTCTGCGCTGGACACGTCGCATATTCGACTATGGGATTAAACGGCACGCTTTAGAAATAAACCCGTGTTCAGCCTTTGAAGTATCAGACGCAGGCGGCAAAGAAGTAGCTCGTGAGCGATGGCTCACCCGCGATGAGCTTATTCAACTGTTTCAGGCTATGCGGAAAGCAAAGGGATTCAGCCGCCAGAATGAGCTTACCTTTAAATTATTGCTGACACTGTGCGTGCGAAAAATGGAGCTGTGCGCAGCACGTTGGGAAGAATTCGATTTAGATGCCGCCATCTGGCATTTACCAGAAGAACGCAGCAAAAATGGCGATCCGATAGATATTCCGCTTCCTCCACCAGCGCTGGAATGGTTGAGAGAGCTTCATTCGTTTTCATGCAACAGCGCATGGGTTCTTCCAGCCAGAAAGATGCAAAACCGCATGATCCCGCATATTCAGGAAAGCACACTACCCGTCGCGCTGGTGAAAGTACGGGCGGCAATGCCTGAAGAAGTGCCTAATTTCACTATTCACGATTTCCGGCGTACGGCACGTACTCATCTGGCCGCGTTAGGTGTTGATCCTGTGGTGGCTGAACGTTGCCTGAATCACAGGATAAAAGGCGTTGAGGGGATCTATAACCGTTACCAGTATTTCGACGAACGTAAGGCGGCATTAACTCTGTGGGCTAACCTGCTGGTGGTTCTGGAACATGGCGAAGATTACAACGTGACGCCTATCAGAAAGGCAAATTAACCGAACAGATTGAGCCTAACTCGACGGGGTGAAAAGCGGGAAGCCTTACCGCCTGGCTCAATCAACAACAAGGCATAACGCAAAAGGTAGCGTGATGAGACGTGATGTTATTCCTTTCGAGTATGCAACTATTGCAAGGGCTGCGAGATTCTTTGGGTGTGAAGTTGAAGACATTTTTCATTGGAATGAAATTGGGCTAATTAAACTTTCTTTATCATTCGATGATCTTAATGGAACCTTATTAAGTATAAATAACGAAAGTTTTGAGTTTGCTCCTGAGTTTAGCGGTTCAGCCGTAGATGAAGTAGAGCTTGATTATCGGGATAGTATTTCATCATTCGTATGTGAGCATCTACTGTTAGATTCTGTTGCGAGAATTTGTCGCGTTCATGGGGTAGCCACTGGTTTATGGGTACCTAACCCAGCGACAATTGAACATTTAAAGAATCACGGGAATTTTCTATCCAGTTTCTCAGCCTCACCATATGGTGCCGATACTGACTACCGAGTTATGGTTGAAATTAAAAAAGTTAAATCATCGGCAATAGATATTATTCACACAAATGACGGTGATAATTACTATCCTGAAATAACTGCGGAAAACCTTACTCTTTATAAAGATGATCTAATAATTATAAAGAGACTCTTAGCCGACGGGGTGAGTAACAGTACAGGGCAAAGTGAAGAAGCAACAAACTCAGGGCAAAAAGAACATGCCACGCAATTTATAGTGATCTGTCAGTTACTCAAGATGATCGGGTTATCTGACGATGAAATCTATACTAACCCACCCGCACAGTTACAGCGCATACTCGAACAAAAAGCCAGCAAACTTAAAATATCATTCCCTGGGATAGACAAAAACACATGGGGAAGGTGGAGGGGCAAATTCCCAAGTAAGTGAGTAATGAAAATACATGGTGGATTTCACTGTGCATTTCGTAAATTCACCAAAATCAGCACAAAAATCATCTTCAATACGCGTAACTTCACCAGCTATCACGGGAGTTACGTGACATATGAAAGCCCAACAAGCAGCACCATCCGCTATCTCAACCACTGGATATATTCGACGTTTCCGCATGCCGGAATTGTTGGGTGTATCCATGCCGACCATTGATCGCTGGGTGAAAAACGGCACATTGCCGCGCCCAGTGAAACTCACTGATAACGTGACCGCATTTGATGCGGTAGAGATCAATCGCTGGCTGGCAGAGCGTCGGGAGGATGGCAGAAAATGACCGAAATAAAACCTACTGCGCAAACTAATATTTCTGGTGGATATAAGAGCCAGCCAGGGCGGATAAGGCCAATCCCTAAGAAGCATCGCGCGCGGGTTTTCATGCTGCGTTCCGGTGCTGGCGGTTTTACTGAGAATGACATTCTCCGCCATTGCCGCCTTTCTTCTGGCCGGAATTACGCCACCGAGTTAGAACGCTTGCTTGATATCCAATTAGAGCGTATTGACGAACCAAACACGGACGGGATCGGCAGTCACTATCGTTATCGGTTTGCAAAGCGCGATGATATTTCTCGTGTCATTCGACTGGTAAATACCAATGCCGATACCAACGGCCACCAGCCGCTTACCCAGCAAGAAATTAGCCATATCCTAAGCCTGTACCCAGATTACACAGCCAGCTAACGGAGCCTAATTTTATGACATCAAAAAATAATGGCCTTAACGGTCAGGGGCTCGCTCACCCTGAAAACAGCCAGAGCGATATTTTCAAAGCCAGCGAACAGGATATTTCTGTTATCAATTTTGAGGGTATTAAGGTGCGGATCGTGAATATTCATGGTGAGCCGTGGTTTATTGCAAAAGATGTTTGCGACTCACTGGAAGTAGTCAACTCACGGGATGCTTTGGCAGCGTTAGATCCTGATGAAAAGAATACTGTAGCTTTAACCTACGGTATTCGAGGCAACCCTAATCACGGAGCTGTTTCTGAGTCCGGCTTCTATAAACTGATTGCTCGTAGCCGGAAAGCCACCACACCCGGCACGTTCGCCTACCGGTTTAGTAATTGGGTGTTCCGCGAGGTTATCCCGTCAATTCGTAAAACAGGCTCTTACGGTGTGCCGTGGGCATTCCTGCATGACTTCACGCGCCGTAAGCAATCCTATCTGAAGCAAGCCAGTAAGAAAGGCCGCGATCTGCAAGCGTGTAAACAGCAGAAACGGCACTTAAACACAGAAGAAGAACAGCTATGGCGTGAGTATCAACCAGCCTTACCACTGGCGGGAGGTGGCGATCATGATTAATTGCCGATATCCCACCGGTACTACACACACTGAATGCGAAATGCGCCCGTGTTACTCACCTGGTGTAATTGCACGTTCGCCACGGGATCAGCCTTTGGGTTCAATGCCGAGGCGCTTTAATTCCTCACGTCCCAGAGTCTTGAGCCAGTTCCCTAAACTCATATCAGAGATCGCAGCAGCGGCCTCAAACTGCGCTTTTAGTTCAGGGGTAATCCTTACTTGGAAAGCTGGAGCTTTCCCCATTCCTTTTGGCTGCTTATCGCGTTTTATTGGCGTTGACATGTGTGTACCTATTTCCTATGATAACTTTCAAATAGGTACACACCCTAACATAGCGGAACCTATTAAAACAACGCCCCGATACTGCTCGAACAGTCAGGGGCGTCTAACCACAATGTTATTGGAGCTAACACTATGGCTGATATCCAGTCTACCCAAACTCACCCCAAATTTATATGGCGCTTTCTGCCGCTGGGCATGTCGTCGCACTGCGTTATTGCTACCAGTGAGCGCGAAGCACGATGGCAATATCCGGCTAGCTGCGGCATGGTTTTCACTGGTCATCGGCTGTCTCTGGGGGTGAATCATGCATAACCAAACCCCAGCTATTAACGCCACTTTACACGTCACTCCTGATTTCACCGGACGCGTGCTGGTTTATGTAGATAACGGGAAAGCCATCAGCGACCATATGCTTTCTGAAAGTGAACATATCGCCGATCTTAATGCCTTTCTGGATTTGGCTCGTATGGCCGGTTATCAAATCCAAGCGCCAGATATGCCAGTTTCACACAAGGGGGAGCACCATGCGTAACCCTGAGCCCAACGACCAATACAAAGATAAACGAGGGCAGCGGGTGACAGTTCAAAGCGTAGAATTCAATCGCGTTACTTTTACACGCCACGGCTACCCAGCACCATGTGTAATGCCTTTTACTCGTTTCACCACGGAGTTTACTTACTGTGTAACGGGGGAAAATAATGCGGAACATTGATTTTATCCGCGCAGTCACCGCCGCCGCTGCCGGCCGCTGGCCTGATGTGCTTTCCCTGTTGGGGATCGAGGTACCCCGTCACCCAACAACGCTAACCCCCTGCCCTACCTGCGGCGGTACCGATCGCTTTCAGTTCGATAATCTGGAAGGGCGTGGGACATGGCATTGCCGCCACTGTGAGCCAGAAGCCGGTGACGGGCTGGCATTGGTGATGAACGTTCGCCAGTGTTCCGCGATCGACGCCGCGCAACTGGTAGCGGAGGTATTGGGTATCAATGCTCGGACGCTGGAACAAGCCACCAGCCAAAGCTACACCCGACAACCGCCAACGGAAAATAACGGGCGTTCTCCTTCCGTTGACGAAAAAGCCCAACGCTTTACCCCGCGTCTGGAGAAGCTGACCACGCAGGCACAACCTGGAGAGTCTGCATATCTGGCCAGAAAGGGGTTAACCGGCTTTTCGTATCCGCTGCTGCCCGATGGCACCCTGCTGCTGACGTTACAGGACGCGAACGGTACCACCACCGCCGCACAGACGATAAAACCCAATGGCAGCAAGCGACTGGTGACAGATTCCGCCAAACGTGGGGCGTATCACGCGGTTAACGCCCCTGTACAGCCCGACACGGTGATTATCGGCGAAGGACTGGCGACGGCGTTAAGCGTTCACCTGATGCGCCCTGAGGCGTTGACCATCGCGGCTATCGATGCGGGCAATATGGCGCCGGTGGCAAAGGCGATGCGCACGCAGTATCCCCACGCGCAAATCATCCTTGCTGCGGATAACGACATCGTGGCAGGTAAGCCGAACGCGGGGAAAGACTGGGCAGAGAAAGCCGCCCGTGAGGTGAACGGCTGGGTAGCCCTACCGCCTACCGATGAAAAAGCCGACTGGGATGATTACCGCCAGCAATTCGGATTGGATGCCGCTACACAAGCGTTTGCCGATTCGCTCTATGCGGTATCAGGTGGCGATAAGCCCGCGCATGGCGACCCGTTAAGGCCACGTGTCGAGAGCCGTAGCGATGGCATTTTCTGGCTGACACCAAAAGTAGATAAAGACAGTGGCGAGGTGATCAACAACGAAAGCTGGCTATGCTCCGCGCTGAACGTGGTGGGTATTGGGCGGGATGAAAAAGACCAGTATCTGATACTGCGCTGGCGGGCAATCGGTGCGAACGCGGATACCACGCAGGCTATCCCGCTGGCTGATATCGGTGAACGTGAAGGCTGGCGAACGCTGAAAAACGGCGGCGTGAACGTCACCACCAAAAACAGCCTGAGGGCGATACTGGCCGACTGGCTCCAGCGCAGCGCGGTGCATGAAATTTGGCATATCGCCCATGCGACGGGCTGGCAGTGTGGTGCCTACATCATGCCGGACGGTGAAGTTATCGGGAAACCGGACAGGCCGGTACTGTTTAACGGTCGCAGCTCTGCCGCAGCGGGTTACACCGTCAAAGGTACAGCCGAAAGCTGGCGTCACAGCATTGCGCGGCTGGTGGACGGCAACTACTCCATGATGACCGGTATAGCGGCAGCGCTGGCCGCTCCCCTGATTGGGCTGAGCGGTTCAGATGGATTCGGTATCCATTTCTATGAGCAATCCAGCGCCGGTAAGACCACGGCGGCGAATGTCTCCGCCAGTCTGTACGGCAACCCTGATTTACTGCGTCTGACATGGTACGGCACTGCGCTGGGGTTGGCGAACGAAGCCGCCGCCCACAATGACGGCCTGATGCCGCTGGATGAAGTCGGGCAAGGCGCTGACCCGGTGAGCGTGGCGCAAGCCGCCTATGCCCTGTTTAACGGCGTGGGCAAGCTACAGGGAGCCAAAGAAGGCGGTAACCGGGATTTAAAACGCTGGCGCACCGTGGCGATCAGTACCGGCGAAATGGATTTGGAAACCTTCATTGCCAGCGTGGGCAGAAAGACCAAAGCAGGCCAACTGGTACGGCTGCTGAACATCCCATTAAGCAAGGCGATGCGCTTTCATGAACACAGCAACGGTAAACAGCACGCCGATGCGCTGAAAGACGCCTACCAGCAGCACTACGGCGCAGCCGGGCGCGAATGGATTAAGTACCTTGCCGACCACCAGCAACAGGCTATCGAGGCCGTGAGAGCCGCCGAAATGCGCTGGCGCGGGTTAATTCCTGCCGATTATGGCGAACAGGTTCACCGCGTGGCCGCGCGCTTTGCGGTGATGGAAGCCGCGCTATCGCTGGGCAAGGTTATCACTGGCTGGGATGAGCAAACGTGCCGGGACGCAATACAGCACAGCTTTAATGCCTGGGTACGTGAATTCGGTACCGGCAACAAAGAGCACCAGCAGATTATCGAGCAGTGCGAAGCGTTCCTGAATTCGTGGGGGCTAAGCCGATTCGCCCCGCTACCTTACGATCGCGCTAGCTTACCTATTCGGGATTTGGCCGGATACCGTAACCGGGGCGAACACGACGACTCACCGATGGTGTTCTACACCTTCCCCGCCACCTTTGAAGGGGAAATTGCCAAAGGGTTTAACGCCAAACAGTTTGCAAAGGTATTGGCCGATGCTGGGATGTTAGAACCGGGGAAAGACCGATTTAAAAAGAAGGCGGTTCGAGTGGATGGACGCCAGCCTGTGTTCTACGTCCTGATGTACGCCCGAGATATGGAGTAACAGACTTATATATGTTGTTCACACACGTATAAATACTAACGGTTCAGCGGGTTCAACGGGTTCAATCTGTAAACAGGGTTGTTTTATAAGGAAAATGTTTCCCAACCTGAACCCGTACTGAACCCGTTTTATAGCAATTTGAACCCGTGTGCTTTTTAGGTTCATTTTCTGGCTGGCAACGTGAACCCGTGGTGAAAACCCACAAGACGGGTTCAAAACATGGATTTACGGGTTCAATTTTCAGCACAAAAAACAAGCTGATTTTTTAACTCAATGATTGTAAAGATAAAAAAATAGTAACCACACGCAACTGAACCCGTGAACCCGCTGAACCGTGATGTTTTGCATGTATATACTGCTTTCAATATTGGCTGGTACCTAGATAGCCAGCCAAGGCAAAACCAGCAAATACCACGATGACCGCGATCTCCTCATTATCAACAATATCTTTTTTGTACAACCACCACATAAGCACAAAAAATAGCACCACACCGATGATGAGAGACATAAAGCTAACTCCTTTTATTGTGGAATATGATCTTGCGGTCGCCACCAGTAGGTTTGATTAAATTCACGCTGGGATCTGCGCTCCATTCGGTTCAGATAACCCGGCGAAAAATACTCCTGTAGCTGATTAAAAATCAGATGATCTAACGCAGCTTTCGTATACCAAAGATTTTGCCCGGGTATCAACCCTTTGACGAATTTAACGGCATCACCGCCTGTTTGCTCTGGTTTTCCCTCCACAGCATTCAGAGGGATGCCCTGAATCAGTTTAATCGCATCACCAGCCAACCCAGACACGGGACCAAGCAAAGACGCCATCACGTCAGATCCGTAACGTGTATGGTCTGAGAACAGGAAATCACCATAGAGACCTAATCCGCCGCCTTTAAGTATCGCATTAAGCCAGAATTGCGGAGCTTTATCGCCAAAGGCTTCACGGGGGTTTCTCCCTGAAAGCATATCGTTTATTTGCTGGGACATGGCACCAAGCACTGTTGTACTGGCTAAAAATGCGGCGAGGTACGCAGCCCGACCGCCAGCAGAAGGCATGTTAAATGCTCTCGACCAATGCCGCATCACTACAGCTATCGGGAATGATTTGAAAAGAAACACGCTGCGATATAATTCTCCGCCAATTGTTCCGCGCTGCAAACCTGCGCCAGTGATCATTCTCTCTCTGGCTCCGGGTGAAATAACCGCCATATCTACTTCTTCAGATACTGCCCCCAATAATTTACGCATTGCCTCAAATCGCGTCCGCTCAGGATTGGCAAATCCCGCCGCCTTTAGATCACCATCGGGTATGCGCATGACACTTTCTGGCGTCAGCACCGCATCATTACCGTTGCCCCAATCTTCTTTTTGAGCAAGTTTCCAGACTGACCAGTCACTATCACTAATGCCTTTGCTGAGAAGTATTCTGTTATCCATGGCGTCAAGCGATGAAAGTGAGGCATGCGATTTGGTTAGATGGCCTATTCCCCCCATCATCGTGACACCATAGGCACGTTTACTTGCATCAGACCAGGCAGATAAGCCACTGGCCCGCATCACTGCGTTAGCTGCCCACCGTGATACCGATGGCCCCATATTGTCCGTAGCCCAGCGGTTAGCACTGCCAATAAGTGTATCCATCGCCAACCCAGCACGACGAGCAAGCCTCAATTCATCTTTATTTGTCGGGTTTAACGCCGCTAATTGGTTGCGTAACAGCTGTGCCATAGGCAAGTTGTTTACCCGAGCGGTGAGATACATCGTTCCATTATCTGATAACGATGAAACCAGCGCAGAGCCCAACCGAGAGGAAATCAACCAGTTTCGGAGGTCATCAGCACGACGGGCAATATGCGGATTCGCTATTGGCTGAGTTTTCCCCGCCACAAAGTTATACAGATTTTCAGTACGCTCACTCAGGCGCTTAACTCTTCCTGCACGGCTAGGATTGTCCGTTGCGGTTTTACTGGTTAACTCATCCAGCAATGCACGGAAAACATGATCGGGGTTAGGGCCGTAAGTTTCAACCAAGGCAATATCTTTGCTAATTCCCTCGATGTGGTTAACGAGAATATCCCAAAGTGATTTCTCCCCAAAACGCTGCTGATAATCCAAATATGATTCAGCATCTTTAAAATGGATCTGCCGTTCCGCACTTCCTCTGTTTGCGCGCGCGCCAGAAACCCTGAGACCTTTATCACTGAGTTTGTTTAACCCGCCAGTGGCTATAGTGTTATAGGCGTTACCAAGAAAATCGCCGATCTCCGCGTCTGTCATTGGTTCGCCGTTCTCTTTAATGTACTTATTGCGGTCAAGCTTCCCAACAACGAACCCCACCCACTCACTTTGTGAGGCCTGAGCAACCTTATCCATTGAGTGGTGTTGTGGTAATCCCCAATCTTCTAAGTATCCAATATCGCCACCAGCATCATTAAAGCGAGTGCGGAGTAACTCTGATACCCGCTTCCACGCCTGCGCCCCCTTCTTTGCCCTGCCGTTTCTGGAGTCCTGCCCACGCATTTCATAAATTAAATCACGGACGCCCTGGCTATCCTCAAATAGCTGAAAAAATCGCGGATCAATCGCTTCGAATAATTCTTCTAGCTGACTAAGCGCATAATCACGGGTTGCCTTTGCCCGAGACTCCACGGAAAGAAAACGGGATTTACCATCTGCGTGAAATGCTATTGTGCGATTTAATGCCTCCAGCGCGCCATCCTTCCCCTTGTAGTCTTTGATATGGGCATCCAGCCTCTGACGCGCCGCAATAGTTAAAGCCACGCGACGTTTTTTTAATAGTGCTTCCCGACCCAATTCATCGGCGGCAAGCTGCCCCGCGCGGCGCATTCTTTCCGCTTCACTCATAACGCGCCATGACGCGGGATCGTTTCGTGCCAGATTACGCATATTTTTAACGATCCGGTCTTCAATCCCCTGAATTTCAGCTGCTGTTAATGACCGCTGTGATGCCGCTTTTACCGCCTGAATACATTCATCTCTCATGCTCTTATCTCCTGAGGAAGCAACTTACTGCCACCTCAAATAGGCTGGCGTCATTTTTCGCGTTCTCTATGTCCCTATTTGCAGCATCCATTAAATCCGATGCTTTAATAACCGCCGTACTGTCGTCAGGGTTAATTACGTGAACTTCAAGATCTGGATTTTCAGTCACTGCGCGTTCGGCATCGCGTATATCGTTATCGATCCCGTTAATGTCGCTTCTTTCACTCCCGGTTCCTCTGGAGGTGCTGAGAGGTGTATCTTGCGCCACTATTTCCCTTGGTCGAGGTTTGGGCGTGGAAAAGAAATTTAGCCCAGACGCCTCGAACTCCCCCTGCTCCCCCTGGCGACGCGACAGCTCTGAACGTGCATTGTAAAAGCGCCCACCTGGTGAACTATCTGATAGGGTTTTACGTTTTACGGCGAGATCATTCCCCAGTTGCTTTATCTGGTTATCAATCTGGGTAAGTTCATTTTTTTTAATTCTTGAACCACTGCTGTTACTCGCGCGCCTATTGGTCACGTCAATGCGCTGCTCTTCCAGTTTTGAAATAGAGTATTCAAGGTTGTGAATGTCCTGCCGTAGGTTATTCCGTTCACTCCGAGGAATTACTTGTGAAGCCAGAGACGATAAGTTTTCTTCTTCCAGAATCCGAGCGGTAGCCCCTTCATCATATAAGCCAAGTGCCTCACGTACGGCAGTGGAGGATAGATTTTGTTTTGGTGTTTTTTGTAGAAATTGTGCCCCATCAAGTAATGAGCCGACATCAACGGAATGCCCGGCCATAATATCGGACATGGCCTTATTCATTGCGGCAGCGTGAGCATTACGAGAGAGAACATTAACAGGAACGCCAGGCGAAACGGTCACTTCACGGTTTAAGTGAGAGCTGGTAGTTAATGCGGCTGACACCTCTTCTGAAGTAACATTGCGAACAGGTACGCTTTCCCCCCTGCTATTAATAAAGCGCCCTAGTCCACCAAAGGCGATGCCTAAAATGGCGTCTGTAGCGAGTGACTGGCGATCCATCACATCGTATTGCTGCGCCATCTCTGGATATCCACCGCGCCGTAACACATCAGCGGATAGCCCACGCTGAGCCATCCCCATAGTTACGTTTGCGCCAGCAGAATAAAAAACATCAGGTGCCGCGCGAGCTATCGGGGCTAGGATGTTTCCCACCCCCCGCCCACTGGACGCCAGCGCAGAACCCACACCTTCAGCAACAACACCACCAGCACGTAATCCAAGCGACATTGGAAGAATGGCACCTAAGGCCGCCGTTCCACCCGTTACAAGCGCCTTATCTACTGCCGTGCCAAAATCCACCTTGTCGGCAATTGATTTTTCATAATCAGAAAAACCCTGCAAAGTTCCGACAGCGGCTGCTGCTCCAGGGAGCCCACCCAGCAAAGAGCCCGCTACAGCCTGCCCGCCTATCTGTGAAAGCGAAAATAGAACTTGTCCCGCGGTGCCTATTGTTCCCGGGTCTGGCGTTAAAAACCTGACCTGTCGTTCTGCCAACCTACGTTGTTCTTTGATGAATGATTCAGACGTGTCGTTCACCCCAAGCGAATCATTGACCGTGCGAGCGATAGGAGTAACGACAGTATCAACACCGGCCCACGCCAACTGATCGGCTTGCGTTATACCAGCGTAAAGCCCTTTAAATGATGCCGTAAAAACCCCGTCAAAAAAATTCGCGTCACTCTTCATACCAATTGGATTTTGAGCCGCAACATCCAACATTTGGTTTTGCTCTTCTGGAGAAAAATAACTCATTGGGGGATATCTCCAGCAAAGCGAACTTTAGGCCGAGTCAGATCAAGAACTACAGGTGCCCCCTTCGTGTCGTAAAGGTACCCCGCCCCCAGCTTTACTAGGTATTGGCTATCGCCATAGCTTTGCAATCCATACTGCCCAGGGGGCGTTGAAATACCAGTGTCGATTACTTGCGCTTTCCACGCCCGATTAACCTCATTGTTGAATTGATCTTCTGACATCCCCCAAGGCAATAACACCTTACCCTGCCCGTTGTAGTCATAAATTCCACCCGTGGCCACGTTAATCGCTTCAAGCCAGAGTGTTTTGTCATAACTACCAGAAATATCACCTTTGCGGCTTTTTACCCCAGCGTAATAGTCTTGCGCAGTTTGATATATTTTCTCTGCCGCAAAGGAATTTCCGGCTGTAACCCCTTTCAATTGGCTGGCGAACTCTGGCCGTAAGTCCGTGTCCTTTGGCATTGGTATGCCTTTCAGCCCATTTTTTTCCCTTCGCGCGTCAGCGCCTTCCAGAATGGCCGTAGCAGCCGTTGACGGTGAAATATCATCAGCAACCCTGCCTGATTTATCCATGATCATTCCTGCCGCAGCTGCTGAAGGCGCGCCCTGAGATATTTGTTGTAGCGTAGTGGTGTAAGTTTTTGTGTCGCCACCAGCACCGCGTCGTATAGCATCAAGTATCGCGGCCTTTTGGCTTGCCGGTGCTGTTTCCATCAGGGTAGTAAGCTGTTGCGCCTCCTGTGGCCTGAGGAGTTTTTTAGGTACAGCGATGCCGACATTCTGCTGTAAGGCAGTAAGCGTGTCAGCTCTGTCAGCCAACTGGCTCGACAGTAATTCAGCGTTACCCGATAGATCTAAGGGTTGAACTTCTTCACCGATACGATTTTGTGCAAAGCTAACAGGGTCATCTGCAAACACTTTGTTATTGGCTTGCACGGCTCTATCCAACATATCTAGTCTGCGATAGTCGGCAATCGTGCCGCCTTTTTTATTCAACTCTGCCGACAGCTGACTAACATAATTAGTGGATTCAAGGGGCCCCTTGCTGATCACCTCTTGAATTTGTGGACCAAGACTTAATAGCTCCTTAACTTCACCCTCCGAACTGGTTCCCCTCGTCGCAGTAATGACTTTATCTTGCAGTTCGGCGCTAACTGTCTTACCAGCGTAAATCAGGGGGGCAACAGAATTAACCGCTCGTAATGCCAGAGCTTCGCGCTTAGCCTCTGCCGCCGCTGCTTTTGCTTCTAATCGGGTCTGATAGCCCATAGCCTGATTCAGCAGTGCGTTACGCTTATCCGGGTCGAGTTTGTCGATGTAGAAGCCTTTTTCGGATGTGAGCTGGTTACTAAAGTCAGACAGCGCACCGCCGTTATTTCTGGCCTCCATCAGCTTCTGCTGAGCCTGATTAAACCAGTTTTTATCGACAAAACTCTGACGCACTTTCGACCATTGCGCCCCATAAGCCAGTCGCCCCTGTTCTTCATAGCTGGCTGACATCTCGTTAATCTTTTCAATATCTGCGCCAGGGTAATTGGTCAGTTTACCCAGCTTATCCAGCCCACTATCTACCTGGTCACGCGCTTCGATTTTTAGTGCTGCGCGGGCATAACTCTGCGCCGTGGTTAGCCCGTCAGATTCGTAACGCTTTAACCCACCTTCGGCGACCTGCGTCTCTGCAATGCCCAGCCCTGCAAACTGAGGTTTATCAAGTTTTGCCACGGCTTCGTGATAGACGTTCTCAACCTGGTCAGCACGCAACGTCCCATCTTCTACTCCCTGACGGATTGATTCGAGAGAGTCCTTTATACCGATCTGATAATCGTACATTGAATTACCCGCGCGGGCGCGGACGACTGCGTTAACCTCTCTCTTCGCATCATCTGCCACTTCCGCCACGGCTTGCCCAATTGCGCCCGTCCCGCTCACGTTCACTCGCGTTGGCTGCGGATTGGGTACCGCGTTACCGAAATTGCCCGTTGGTATGCGCATTAACAAATCCTCATGGTGATTACATTATCAGAATTGTTTGGCGTCACTGGCTTTAGCTTTCTCCCTTTCATTAGAGCCATAAAAGGATCCTCTTCCATCGCTTCAGGTTGAGTCAGGTAATAAACATTCGACGTGGTGTTACCCTCCTTAGTTACGTTCGAGCCTTCCTGATCAGATTTCATAACTCCCCCCCTCGCTTATAGCTTGGCAATCGACATGTTTTTTGATGGGCAAGCAGGCCGATAAATATTCATCTGAATTCATCTGGTAAAAGGTAAAATACACCCGATAAAAACGGACTAATGTAGAAATTTTTTCTACTAAAAAACAAAATAACAGTGATTATTTTATCATTCATTTTTACGAAATCACCGCGTGTTTATTGAACACAGCTAACGATTCATAAAGTATTGAAATACAATAGATAGATGGATTTTAAAGATGGAAAAAAATAGAAAAATAAGCAGATTTACCCCGTCATCCCTCGCGCGCGCGCGCGTTTAGGGGCTGTGGGTGCCGCTGGTTGCGTCGTTTCGGGTTGACTGGGTAAGGGTTATAAATGAGCTCTCGCAGTCTGGATTATCACTCGTCCAGATGGCGGCAAAACTTGATATTGCAAAGTCTACCGTTCACGGATGGAAAAGCGGTGTAGAACCCAGGCACTGTGATGGTGAATTACTGATTACCCTATGGTGTGGTGAAACAGGCAATCAGAGGGGAAATATCCCAATGCTTATTCATGCTCCGACATGGCTATTCAGCGAAAACGCCAACCTGTCGGATGGTGAGATTCCCGCTTAGGCATACTGTCGAGTACCGCATCAAGGGATTTATGCGTAGCTTGAGCTTGCCGGCTAATATCGCGATCATTAAGCAAAATGGCGGTAACTACAGCCGAAACGTTCCGCAAAAACATAGACAGTAAATAGTTTATTGTGTCACCAGTGATGCGGGCTCGTCGTTCCGCTGGCAGGGCTTCACTTATGGCTGGTGCCAGCGTCTTAACTTTCCGCATCGCGGCCTTTGAATCACCGCGCAACCAGCGGAAAATTTGTTGCCTGTTGTTGTTTATCGCTTTCCAGTTGACCACCCCGCCCTGCTCTATCTGTTTCAACCGGATATGCGGAGAACCACCAGCCACAAAAAACTGTCGGGTTATTTCGATCGCCACAGTTTCCTGACCCTCTTCAGCCGCCCATGCCTCAACCTCATTTTTCAATGCTTGAATGTCCATTGCGTCTCCTGTCGCTATTTCTGATTAGGCTTAATCAGAATTTGGCTTTACTTCTGGATAGTGTTTATCCATGCAGGTAATGGCATGTAGAAAAACACTGTGACATGTCACAACATACAGATGCCAGATTGGTTAAATGGTTAGGCACTGTTGTAACGGACATAAGTTAAGACAAGGGCTGAATGGAAAATAGAGACTCAAGCACAACCCTCATTACCGATGAGGAAATCATTGAAATCACTGGCTCACGTTACCCGAGCATACAATGCAAAATATTGCAGGAATACGGCGTTCCTTTCGTTCGTCGCAGAGATGGGCGTCCTCGAACAACCTGGTATAACTTCAACCATCCGCTAAGCACTCGTAATCAGCAGCTCGAACCAGAACCAAAGTGGGAGCCTGATTTTTCTTGTTTCGATGAGCCTGCATCAAGAGCGAAACACGTTCAAAAAAAACTCAAAAAGAACAGAAAAACCGATCCCAACGCATGATTGCCATGCACTCGAAAGCCACTAAACCAATAGTGAGCAACGTGAAATGCAGGGCAAAAAACGAACTAACCCCGTAGCACCCCGTTTTACCGTGTACACATGGGTGTACACATAGCAAAATCGCATTATCACCAACCCTTTTATGGCAAAGCTTTAAGCCTACTACTCAATAAACAAATTCAAACGATTCACGAAAAATCACCTGCTATCAAAAATCCAATAAGCCTGCGATATCGCGGGCTTTTTCATCATAATCGATAAAAAAATTTTACTTATATCAGGATATATTATCGTGTTCTCTAAAAAAACAATACTTTCTCCCTATAATTAGTAGAATGAAAATTATCAGACAAGCAAAAACATTGAAATATTGCCAGTTATTCGGGTAAGCTGCCTGCATAAAAGGAGAAAAATCTAATACAAGGGATATGTAATGCAATTATCAGACTATTTAAAATACAAAATGGAATCTGAAAGAGCTCTCGCCACTCACTTAGATAGCATTGCGCATAAATTTAAAGAAAACACCGTAAGCATTGCTTCTGATTTGTATAGTGGAATAGAAAGAGTGACATGGTATTCATCTTGTTTTATAGAGAAATACAATGACGATTGTCAGCAATTAAAATCTGAAAATGGAAGGATGTACCTTGCCATAAAGCAAATATACAAAAGAAGAGATGTAATACTTGATATTCTAGTTGCTTATATAAAAATTTTATTAAAAGATACTGAGGAAAGAGAGCAAAAATTAATAGCTAAAGCTATATTAGGTATATCAATTGCATCAGACATGACTACAAATAGAGCAATAAAAATGTCAGTTGCTTATCTGCTTGCAAAACATATTGCATCTTCGTTAAATTTTTCACTATCGATTCGCCGATCGATTAATAAATACTCACTAATAGGATTAAGTGCTCTCACTTTTCATGGCAAGGTTCAGAAAGCCGCAATGTCTGCACGACACCTACATAATGTATGCCCAGAGCTATATTGGTCTCTCTATGCTATGCAGGTTGAAATGTTGTACTTCGTATTTGAAGAACGCCTGTCCCCCTACGTGCCAAGAAATCCCTATGACAAAATCGATATCACAGAAGCAATAAATGGAATTCTAAAAAAATGA